CTTCCGATCTCTTCAGGTGTTTTTAGCACATTCATTTCATCAAATTTAGCGAGCCCAAGCAATTCTTTTTTTAATTTTTTAGCTGAACCTGCAGCTTTATTCATTCCGCCAGCTCCACCTGAACCGCCCGCAGATTTACCGAGGTTACTCATTCCTTTTGAAGCAGAATCTGCCGCTTTCGAAACTCCACCAAAGCCGAGTGCTCCACCTGCTTTTTTAGTTACGCCAAACAACGAAGAAATCGCCGAAATAACATAATTCACCATTGTGCCGATAACTTTCATAAAGCCAACAATATACGGAATTGCAGCGTTAATTGCTGGTATCAAAACGCTAGACACAAAATTTGAAACACTCAAAACAACAGGCGCGAAGGCTGAGCCAAGAGTCGCAGCAACATTCGAAAGCTCTGCACGCAAAATTGCCAGTGCTCCTTCAAGTGTCATTGACTCGCGTGCAAAATTACCAGCATACTTTCCTGTTCTATCCATAAACATTTGGTAGGCAATACCAACTTTTTCGCCGGTAGTCATTTTCTCAATGTTACCTTGAATGCCTTTTTCGAGCATATAAGCAGATAACGCCGTATCGTTCATAGCAACGCCAAGATTGTCCATCATCGTGAAATTGCCTTTCGCCATTCCAGCTACGCTTTCAAGTGCAGCTTCCTGACTAATTCCCATCACGCTTGCAACATCGGCTGCACGTTGCATTGCTTTTGTGGTCATTATCATTGATTTTTGGACATCATAACCTGCACCCTGAAACAATGAGCCCATTTTGTTTGCCGCAGCCAAATATTGCGACATCGAAGTGCCCATTGTTTGAGCGGATTCTTTCGATTTTTGCTTTACAGCATCTGAAAATTGTCCAAAAACAGCCTCAGCACCACCAAGATTTTGCTCTAATGAACCAAATTCGCTAGTTGCTGCTTTCGCAACTCCAACAACAGCACTAAAAGCGCCCTTTAAAGCTCCGAGCGCTAATTGTGCTTTTAGAAACCCACCAGTAATTGATTCTCCTGAGCCTCTTGCAGATTGACTAACTTGTGCGAGATTCTCACGCACTTTTGCAATTTCGCTTTGGAATTTTGAACTGTTGGCTGAAATTAAAACCTGCAGTTCATCGATTGTGGTTTTACTCATAAACCTCCATATATCCGCGCATATTGATCTAATGCCTCAATTGTCACGGGTATCATTTTTTTCGTTCTATGCGCGTTTTTTGCCACAATTGGCTTACGCGGATAATGTTTAGGATCATTAACAGCAAAACTGATATATCGCCCAAGGATGTGATTTAATGCATCTGCTCGTTCAATTTCAGCTTTTTGTTTAGAATTAAACCCCGCAACACAGTTTCGAAACTCGGCGGGGCTTAGATTCCAATATTCGTCAATTTTTAACCCTATTTCGAAGGCTCTTGATTCGTTATCTCGCCAGCTTTGGCTGAAATTTTTTCTTCGATTTCTTTGAAGTGTTCTTCCATTCGTTTGCGAGCCTCCTTCAGATTGATTCGAGCGCTCTGAGGTAAAAAACCGCATTCACTCAATCTTTCCATAATTTTCAAAATAACTTCTTCAAAACCGTATTTATCTAAAGCATCAGCGGCTTCATCTTCAGTCATTCCGCCTGCTATCATAATATCGGCAAGGTTGGAAAAACCTGCAAAATTGTCCAATATTTCCAGAAAATTCAAGCCAGTTTCTCTTTCCATTTTTATAATATTTTTCGCTTTAAATTCAAGATTATTCATAGAGTTTCCTTGTTTAATTTAATAATTTCAAAGTGGGGCGAATTTCAACGCCCCTATAGTTTAGGATTTTTTCACTCGAGTGAACATTCCATTAATTGAAAGTGTTGCAGAATATGTGTTAAATCCGTCGACAGTTCGTTCACCAACAGCAAATTTTGTTAGAGAAGCATCGAATTTATAAACTGCGCCGCCATCTTCTGTTGTGCGAATTTCGAATTTTCGAACTTCACCAGCTTCAAACAACGTCATTACTTTCTCGACATCAGCATAATCTTCAATATTTCCTTCAATATCGAGATCGCCAACTTCCACTGCTCCTGGAATATAGCGTTTTCCAGAAATATCGGCAAGTGTTGAAACATCGATTTTCTCACGTTCAGCGCTAAGTTCGCCAATGCTGGTCAAGCCACCAAAATTAATGTCTACTGTAGCACCAGCTTTTGCCATAACGACAAGCTCTGCACCAATTGAACGAGTGGCATTTTTCCTATCAGCCATATAATCTCCTTATTTTTTACTATTAAATCTGTTATTTATATGAAAAATACTTGAGTCTGGATTTGGAACATCACTTGAGAATTCAAGATAATAACCAATCTCACGCATTTTCTTTTCAATCTCTGAAAGAAGTTTTGAAGCTTCCTTCGAGCTACTCGCCCAAATATCAACCGTTGCGATTATTTCTTGAGCAGAAATTTCACCTTTCAGTCCATATTGTGGCGAGTTATCATCAATTCGAAAAGTTAAGGCTGGAAGTTTCTTGAAAATATTTTGTCCACTCAATGAAACAGCAACACCAGTTTCTTTAAGCTTTTCGAAAATTTCTTGTTTTGGTAGAAACATTATTTCACTGCCTTCCTAATTTCTTCTCTGATTATTTTGATTGAATTGTTTCGGTTTTCCCTCAACGCTGGCCATAGAAACGGCTGAGCCTTATTTCCACGCCAATCCGACCGATAGCTAACTTCAACTTCTGTATTAGTGTTTGTGGACTGTCCTCTCGATCCAGTTCCAAACTCAACATAAGGCGCATATTCGAGATTAGTAGAAACCGTAGCGGTCACATTTCCGCCTTGATTTTTAGCCTTATCAGCCCTGATTGATTGCCGAAGTGCTCCACTATCGACAGGAGCTTTGTTTTTAGCTGAGCCTTGAACCAGCAATGCTGCTTTCGAAACTCCACTAATTAAAGCATCGTTGATCGAATTGAGGTTTCTACTATTAGCTATTGAAGTTGAAACCGAAACCCTCATAGGATTTTTCCTAAAATCAAGGTGTGTGAATCGAATCGTTTAACTTCAACTGTTTCAAAATCTCGCCCATCAATTCGCATTTTATCGCCAATTTCAATTTTTACAGAGGTTTCAGCTGTGATTGCGACACTGGCGTTTAATTTAGCACCTAACTCCTCAAAAACCTTACCAAGCTCCGAATAATTCACATTCGCCTTGAATTCGCTTTTTTTCGAGGTAGATTCAACTAATCCGCCTTCTTCGTCAAAATCTTTACGAACTTCGAAAACCTCAACTGTTTTGTCGTAAAATGTGCTTTTGATCGCCTTTTTAGCGCTATCTGGAAACAACATTTATCCTCCGATACGGCTTTAGAATCTCAACATAGCCATCGAAAATTTCACTATCTTTCGCTGTTGCAAAATAGCTTTGCGCAGCGTTCTGATAACTGATACTCTGGCCATTGTCGCTCAGGCTTGAGATTGCTCGTTCGGCGGTTCGATTCGCAGCACTTTCGAATTTAATAAAATTGCCACAGGTCATATTCGCGAGAATCCTAACTAATCGACGATCGAAATTAGCTTTTTCTGGAAGATTCAAATATAACGAGACACGGTCGCAAATTTCGCCGACGGCAAACTTTAATAACTTTTCATCTTCAAAATTAGCAATTTCTTTCGCTTTAGCTATAACTTCTGCTTCGAATTTTTCCTGTGGCATTTTATTATTCCTCAACTTTTTCGGTCTTTTTTGGCTTTTCTACTACCCCAAGAGGTTTTCCACTCTCATCACATGGTGTGTATTCCTCTGGGCGAGCCTGATATTGTTCAACTATACCTGACGCTTCCTCGCCAGAACCAACCTTTACTGATTCTGGCACGCCAACGACAAGGCCTGTTGATTTAACGAGAAAATATTCCATTTTTCCTCCTTTTTAAGGTTAATATTAAGCTAAATCAGCGTAGAATACGAGATCTGGCTCAACAGCCTTTGTTCCTTGAGCGAAGAAGAGTGAAGCTTCAACCGAGTTTGAAAATGGCACTTTTTGAGGATCAAAATCAAACACATTCACATCTTGAGCAATTGCTCCTTCGTGCATTGCAATGATTGCTTTTGTTTGGCGATGGTTTGAGAAAATTCGAACCTGACCGTTAAACAAAACATCAACTTCACCAGTAATCTCGTTTTTAACCTTGTTTAGGTAGTTTGCGAGTTTACCATAAATTGCTGGTGTTACTGTCAAAACAATTTCGCTTCGATCTACACCATCAACCCAGTCGTTCTTTACAGTTTCAACTGTTTGAATAACTTTTTCGAGCACTTCCTCGATTGGTGTTGCTGAAGTCAAACTCTGAATCTCTGTTCCTGATTTAACAGCTTCAGCAAAGAATGCTGTATCAAGATAGCGAGCTAGTGAGCTTGCTTGTGAGTTCTTTCGACGTGTGATAAGGTCAGCAATACCAAACTGTTTAATATCAGTATTGTCATATTCCTCAACAATTTCTTGGCGGTCATCAATGTTATTAATAACACGTCCAGTGTTGCGAACTGGTTCACCTTTTCCTGCGCCCCGTGCTGTGCCGTATTCTTTCGAAACAGCATTTTTCAAGCGGTCGTAAGTTACTGACCCAGCGCTTGGGTTTCCAATTCCAAAAGTATTTTTAATTTTAGTTGAAACTGTTCCTTTTATAACAGCTTC